TGTATGTTTTTAGTTCCTAAAGACTTTGAACCAGATTCTTCTCATTTTGTTGTACCTCAAAATCAAAGTTATCATATTGGTTACCCTGATTTAGAATTAGTTGCTACAATGGACAATAGAGAAATTAATATAGATATGAAAACTTCTATTGATGGTTATACTCCAATTAATAAAAAGTTATTAACTTCACAATTTAATTATTTATATGTAACAAATTATACAGGAGCTGATACGACTTATAAATATGAATATTTTAAAGGTCATTTAAATGAAGTTAATTCATGTAAATTTGGGTTAAGAGCTGCTTTATTACCTGGATGTGCTATTGAATTAATACCTAGAGAATATCAACAATCATATAATGAATACCAAGCTGCTGCTTATTCTTTACCTGCTCCTAAGTTACCTTTATGTAATTGGAATAATGATCAATATACTAACTGGTTAGCTCAAAGTGGTGTTAATAGAATAGTTCAAACAGGAGTAAGTGCAGCATCTATTGTTGCAGGAACTGCTTTAATAGCTACTGGTGCTGGTGCTATGGCAGGTGCTGGTATGATTGCTGGAGGTATAGGTGGTATTGTAAATCAAATGGCACAAGTATCAGAACATTCATATTCTCCTAATAATACATGTGGTTCTTTAAATAATAGTGATATAAACTTTTTACATTCCAGAGTATTTGGTTTTTACCCTATGAGTATTAAAGCTGAAATGGCTCGTAAAATAGATAGATATTTTTCAGCTGTAGGCTATAGAACTAATGAGATGAAGATTCCTAATGTTACTGGTAGATTAAACTGGAATTATGTTCAAACTGAAGCTGTTTGTATAACAGGAGCATTACCTCAAGAAGACTTACAAGAGATTAAAAATATGTTTAATAATGGTGTTACATTCTGGCATAACCCAGCAACATTTTTGGACTATTCTCAATCTAATGGTATAATATAATAGAAAGGAGAATATATATGGCTAAAAGAAAAATTAAGAATGATATTTCAGACAATTTAGGCTTTTTAGTTAGTGAATTTGAGAATGAATCTACTTATCATGATTTCTTAGATCGTATGGCTACAATTTGCATGAATATGTTTGAATATGAAAATTTACCTGATTCAATGGATGCTCGTTATCTTGAAAGATGCTTATTCTTTGATGGTAAGGCTGCTTTGTTAAAAGATTCAAAATATGGTTATATAAACACTAGAGCTGCAACTAATGGTTATATTAATATTTATGGTCTACCAACAAGTATTCATTGCTATTCAGAGGGTGAAGTATTTTCTAGTGATAGGGCTGTATATTCAGGAATTAATGATTCTGATGATGAAGATAAATACTGTATTTTAGTTCGTAATAATTGGAATGATATTCCGACTGCTTTCAAAATACAACTCTTTGCTGAAAGATTATATAAAACACAAAGAGTAATAGATATTAATATTAATGCTCAAAAAACCCCAATATTATTAGTTGGTACTGAATCTCAAAAACTTACTCTTGAAAATTTATATTCACAATATGATGGAAATAAACCTGCTATTTTAGGTGATGAAGATTTAATAACTAATGAATCTTTAAAATCTATTAATACTCAAGCTCCATATGTTGCTGATAAACTTCAAGAATATAAAAAAGAAATATGGAATGAATTTCTTACTACTATAGGTATTAATACTATAGATGTAGAAAAGAAAGAAAGACTTATTTCTGGAGAATCTAATGCTAATAATGAGTTAATTAATATGAATCTTCAATCGTATTTAGTACCTCGTAAAAAGGCTTGTGAAGAGTTTAATAGATTATATGGTACTAATATTCAAGTTAAATTAAGAAGTGATTTAGCTAACTTAATTAAACAAAATGAATCTATTGTAAAAGATTATAATAATAATGGTGTAATTGATTCAGAAGATATAGAAAGAGAGGTAGATTTAAATGAGTAAATATACTACTAATTTCTATAGCTTAATAAATATGGGTATTTATACTCGTGAAGAATTAAAAGAAATATTCACTGATTATGAATTATCTGATTATCTTACTCCTGATGAAATTGAAGTAATTGAAACTCGTGGAACATGGAGTAAAGAAAAACTTGCTGATAAAATTATAGATCATTATTTTATGAGAGATTTAGGTTTTGAAACTCCTATGATGTTTAAACATTATGCTAAAGTAAAAATGAATGAAATTATGGAATCTAAACTTCCTTTAATTTATTCTGCTGCTATCAAATATGATCCTTTAGTTAATGTAGATTATAGTGAAGAATATAAATCAACATCTACAGGAACAAGTAAAAATACTGGTTTATCAGTTCAATCTGATACTCCTCAAGGACAAATTAATAAGGCTGCAATATTAAATGGTTCTTATGCGAGTTCTACTAATGCTAATGATGATGATTTATCTTCTAATGGTACTATGGACTATGTTAAAAAAATTAAAGGTAATAGTGGTGTTTCAGCTACTGCACAAGCTATGGTTAAACAATATAGACAAAATATAAGAGCAATAGATTATGAAATAATTCAAGAATTAAAAGATTTATTTATAGGTCTTTTTTAGAAAGGAATGATTATAATGCTAAAGAGATGTGTCTTTAATAGATTAAGTATTGGAATGATTCCTAAAACTTATAAAGAATCTCTTACTTATGAAGAACAAATTTTATGGCTACAAAAATATCTAAATGATATGTTAGAATGGCTTACTAAACTTCAAGAAGATTTTGATAATATCGACTTAAATTTTGATGAATTAGAACAAAAAATTACTAATCTTCAAAGTGAAGTTGATTCTATAACAGAACTTCTAAACACTAAAGCTAGTAAAGAAGAGCTTAATACTGCTATTAGTAATTTAGAAACTGAATTAAAATCATTAATTCAATCTGATTATGAAGTATTAAAAGAATATGTTGATACTCAAGATGAATATCTTCAATATCAAATTGATCACTTTGATATAGATAATATTAAAATTATTGATCCAACTACAGGTATTGAAGAAAATATTCAAACAGTTATTTATAATATCTATGATCAAACTCGTGATGATGCTATTACAGCAGCTGAATATGATGCTTTAGAATTAACTGCAACTGCTTATGATGCTAAAGAAATTACTGCATTTGATTTTGATAAATATGGTAAAACTTTGCTAACTGAATAATTTATAATAAATTTAACATAAGAAAGGATGTGTTGTTATGAGTGCAACAAATGGAACAACTCATTATAATTTAAGTCAATATGTAGGAACTGATAAACCTAGTTATTTAACTGATTATAATGGTGATATGAACAAAATTGATACTGCTATTAATACTGCTAAAACTACTGCTGATACAGCTTCTACTGCTGCTACTAATGCTCAAACTACAGCTGAAACTGCTCAAACTACTGCTACTACTGCTGTTACTAATGCTGCTACAGCTCAAACAAGTGCTAATAATGCACTAACTAATATTGGTACATTATCTAACTTAACAACTGTTAATAAAGATAATTTAGTAAATGCTGTTAATGAAAATGTTTCTAATATTGGTAACTTAAATAACTTAGAAACAACTAATAAAACATCATTAGTTACTGCTATTAATGAAGTAAAAAATGCTGAAAAGTATTTTAAACTTTATAATAATGCTAGTAATGAAAGAAATGCTTCAATTACATTATCAGACAATTATACTAATTATGATGAAATTATAGTTGAAGTAAATATGTTTGAATCAAGACAAAATATTATTGTTATAAGTGATGAAATTACTCCTGGTATTTCTTACTTAAGTAATTTCTCAAGTTCAGCAGCTAATAGAAGATTTGCTATTAACTTTAGTGATAACAATAAAGTAAATATTGATTTTGATGATTCAAATGCTGGTTATATTAAAGCTGTATATGGTTGCTATAAGAAAAACTAATCATTAAAAAGACACGAACGATAGTTCGTGTTTTTATTTTGTTTAATGGTCTATGTTAGATTAAATTACATGTGTAAAATATACTATAAGTTTCCACTGTCTTTATTTCAGTATAATAAAATCGATGGCTTGTTTAAAGTCTGTTCCACATAGATCAGTTGCATAAAAGATATTAGATTCTCTAAATGTATTTAAATACTTTTGTAATACAGGGTTATTTATAGTAGGATGATATATATCTCTTTGCCATAATTTAGATGGTCTTATTTCATCTGATATAACTATTGTTTTATTATCTATTTCACCTCTATATGGAAATATAAACCATGGTTGTGTCTTTCCATCATTTAATAACTTTCCTACAAATTTAAAACCTTTAAACTGAAATACTATTCTCATTAAACATTTATATTCATTTATACTCTTTGGTAAATGTGGTTGAGGATCTGTTTGCCAACTACCATCATTTAACATCTTAGCATGGTTACCAAATGTATGAGATGATACTCCTGTTGATTTACAATATTCTATTGCTAGTAATATCTTCTCACCATCAGTACCCTCCATCTCTTTTGTAACTATTGTACCTTGTTTTTGTGTACTTATTATATGTTGTAAGTCCCAATCATTAATATATGGACATACTCTTGAGATAGTATTTCCTACCATCCATAGTCTTGTAGTTCCTCTTTTTCTATCTACTGTACAATAAAAGTTTAATAACTTACTTGATTCACTTCTAGGTAAATATTCTCCTCTACTCATGAATTCCTCAAATATTATATCTTCTACATCTAAATAACTTGCTCCTGCATAATTTTGTTCAGTAGATAGAGCTACTACATAACCTATTTTTTCTCCTCTTTTGGTACTACCAGTACTAATATCATAATTAGCTAAATATAATACTTTTCTATACATGGTAATACAATTATACTTACCATCAGTTATCTCTGATACATTTACATCATTAAAATAACTCTCTATTTTTTCAGTAGTTATTTCTTCTTTCCATCTTCTCATCAGAATAAATCTCTTACCAGTTTTTAAATACTTAAGTACTCCCTTTTTGTGTTTAAGTTGCCAACTCTTACCATTACTTCTCTCCCCCCAGATAAGATTAAATAATGCTCCAATCTTATCAATTTCATCCATATTATAATGAATTATTTTTTGGTTAGCCATATACTACTACTTCCTCTCATTTCCTTTTGCTTTTTGTAAGTGCTTTAAAATAAGGTTTATATTCTTTTTTCTCATAATATTTATGAAGATGATGATTCTCATCTAAGATCATACTCTCAGAATATTTCTCATAATCTACAGAATCAATCATATAATCAAATTGTCTGGAATCACTAAAATACTCTATATCTTCCCATCTTTTTGTTACTCTATTTTTAGCTGTTAAACAGTACATAATAATCACTTCCTTATAATAATTATAACAAATAAAAAAGAGAATTAAAAATTCTCTATTTATCTAATATTTCCTCTACTAATAATGTGAATTCTCCAATTAATAGTCCAAATTCTAATCCTGCAAAAAACACTCTTAATTCAGGAATAATTAATTGTAAAATGAAACAAATCCATATAAGTGCTGATAATATAACACTTAAATAAGTTCTTAAATATCTATTCATGTGTGAATCCTCCTTTTCCATTATAAGGATATTTACATCCAATATTAGCAAGTTGATCAATTACATGTTTACATTCTTTATCAATTTCTTCAGTAGTCCATCTTTTATCTTCATAACTAGATTGAATATTCATTATATTATCACTATAACAAACATAATCTCCTAAATGTGCATAATCCCATCCTAAGATCCATGTATTATCTAAAAGTAATAATCCACTATCAGAATAAGTAAATCCTCCATGAACATCTATATCATCATTAATTTCATAATATTCAACTTCATAATATGGATGATTTTTAGGAATCTCTACATATGCACATGGATGAGTTCCATAACTAATTATAAAATAATTGAATCCTTTATATTTACCTTTATATAATATAGTAGAAGCTCTATAAGGTATATATTCCATTTCTCTCATTATTTATTCTCCATTTATCTTATCTATTATTTCATTTATTTTTTCAATTATTTCAGTTGTTGAAACTTCTTTATGTATTTTTTCTGTATGTATTTTACAGTCTAATCCCATAGTTTTTTTAATAGAAGTACACTTAATTTTTTCTATTTTATTATCTTCTTTTGGTGTATCTTCTATGATTTCTATTTCCATATTTAAAACTTCTTCAGTAAGAGCAAGCCTTTGACAAAAATCGTTCATAGTAAAGTTACCTTTTATACCAGTATTATTAATACTAAATTTAGTATCATAATAATCAAATTTACCATATGATATTAATTTTATATAATCAATTACTTTCATTTTATTCTCCTTTACTTTCAAATGTTGTTAAAAATAGAATACTAAATAATATAATCCACCATTTATTAAATACTATTGCTAATATAGTAAAACATATAATTGCTATAATATTCTTTAATATTAGCCAGTTATATTCATTCATACTTCTTCTCCTTTTAGTATTTTTATAAACTTTTCTCTCGTTTTTCTTGGTATTCCTAAATTACCATTGCCAATATATTCTATTGATTTATCTACTTTTTGTTGTAATAGGTATCTTTTTTCTAAATTTTGTTGATTTAATTTGTTTATTGTACTTATTGTCTTATCTTTTAATAATAATTGTTTGACTGCTTCTTCTGGGTTATTTTTAACCATTAATTCATAAGCATATTTATCTCTTTGTTCTATTGTCATTATTCTCTTTCCTCTTTTATATATTTATCTAATACTTTTTTATAAGCATTTCCAGATAGTCCATTTAAGTATCTATTATACATACCAAATGTCTTTAAAGTTAAATTCTCAACTCTAAAAAATAAAGACTGTTTAGTAACTCTATATACATAACCATTTAGTGCAAGATACTCTCTATAGTCCTCTTTTTTCTCTAATATTTTCATGTAATCACCTCTCTCCCTAAAGGTTCAATACCTCTTATGGTTTAATTAGAATTTTTATTAGTTTATATGTTAAGTTGTTTATGGTTAAAACCACTCTAAATAGGATTCGATTTTAATGAAAAAAGTAATATGAATTTATTTTTTTCTAATTAAACCATAGGAAATATTAAACCTATCTGTCTTTAAATATTTCCTAAACCTCTGTGTAAACTATCACTAAAGGTTATTTATTATCTTTTTTACAACTCTTTTTAATTTCTTCAAATTCAGTTGATACTTCATCCATCTTTTTATTAAAATCAACTTGAATATCAATTTGTTTTACAATTAATTTTAATGTTTCTTTTAATCTTTCAATTTCAGATGTTTCAATTTCTTCACCATTAAAATATGCAGATATTTTTCTAATATCATCATTGTTAATCATTTTTCTCACCTCACTCCCTCATTTATCTAAATGTAGTATATATTATTTTATTCTTTTTTGCAAGTCAGTTTCTCTTATGATCATATACTTCTTATTATCTATCTTTATATAATCATTTTTTAATGCTCTTAGAGTATTAGCTCTACTTCTATTTAATACTAAAGATAATTCATCTACTCCTATTGCACTTCCATAAAACTCCATTGGTTCTACTTTATATACTATAAAAAATTCCTTATTATATTTTTTCATTTTCTATTACTCCTAATATCTCTTCTTTTAATTCTTCACTCCATTTATTTTGTAAGATATAATCATTTATTAATATTAGCTTATTCTTCTCTTTTAATAATTCTTCTCTTGTTTTTAATAATTCTTTTAATAATGCTTTATTTCTTTTTATATAGAATGAATCACATGTTCTCCTTTTTTCAACATCACATATCTCTATAATTCTATCATTCTCCATTGATAACCTCCATTAGTTTCTTATATAACCAATATGGTATATATTTCTTAAATTCTAATAGAAGACTAGTTATATTGCATATCTTTTGTTGTAAGTCCTCTTCATTCTTTTTATGATTATAATTACTCATACTCCTCACCAGATTCTAATACTTTTATTTTTCTAAAGTAATAACTTCTCCTTATATACTTATCTCTCTCAAATTCAGTTTCAAAATACTTTTTAAATGTATTAAATGTACTTAAATTGATCATTAAACAATAATATCTCATTTTAAATGCTCCATACAATAGTTCTCACTATTTCCACTTGCTACACAACTTTTAATTGCTATTTTTTGCTCATTACATCCTAATACAATTAATAATAAAATTCCTAAACCAATTATTATATATCTTTTATATTCTTTCTTCATAATCTCTCTCCTCTTTTTTATATTATCTGTCTTCCATTATTCACTAACTATAAGTGTAAACTCTCACTCATAGTATAGTGAATTATCTGGAGCAGCTTAAATAAGTCCTTTTGATAATAATACCATTTTACACATAATTACTAAATCATCTACATCTAAGATTAATGTTGCTCTATGTAATAATGTTAAATTAATTAGATAAACTATTTCATTATTCTCATAAAAATATAAATATGAGAAATTTTCTGAATAGTTTAATTTTACATCATACTTTAAATCATTATTTAAAGTTTCAGTAACTAATTCAAATATTTTTTTCATTTTTCATCTCCTACCTTTCTTATAATAATCATAAATTATAAATTTTTAAATTTCAAGATACTTTTATTATGTTTACACATATTCCTAATATTATTAACACTATCATTATTATTACTGATAATATAAATATTATAAAACTATCAATTTTAATTCTCATCTCTCTCACTCCTTTTTTTTTACTCACTGTTCTCCATGAATGTGCTAACTTCATGTGAAAACTATCACTTATTATCTATACTATCTTTATTACAACTCTTTGTATTTATATCTATCAGTTGATTGATTTAATAATTCCATGTAGTCTTCTGCTTTACCTAATACATATGTTGTAGGTAATAAACATATTCCAGATTCATCAGTTACTTTATATTTATTTCCTAAATAGTCTTCTAATTCTACACTTAATTGCCCCTCACTATACATTAATGTATTCTTATTAGTATGACTATAATCAAATACTAAATCATTCCTGAAATTGTTTAAATCACCTTTTAAACATGCTACTCCACTTTTTGGTACTCCAGATACTGTGATGTGTAATTCATCTTTTGAATCTCTATAAGCATATTTTTTAGCCCCTTGAGTTATAAACTCTTTATAAACTCCATCATTATCAAATACTCCTAGTGGATGCTCTATTCCTTTTATATCTTTAGGTGCAAACTTCTCATATGGAATTTCTAATTCTTCTGATACTCTTTTAAGTCTTTTTAATACTTCCTCATTATATTCTTTTATTACATTAATATCATAACCATCACGAACTTTCATTGAATCAGTATCTGCATAACATTGATATTCATCTACTTTCATAATGTTATATTGTAAATTGGTTCGTGCATAACTTGTTGTCCATACTCCCCAACTAAATTCAAGAAAACCATCTTTATATCTCTTCTCTAATTGCTCATCAGTATCTTCATTAGTAAATGGTATTATAACCCATTCACCATCTTTAAAATCTACTGTATCTCTTATATCATTAGTAACTGTCATTCCATAAATACTATTGAATCTTGCTTTTTCTATTGCATATTCTATCTCATGTTCAGGATCATTCTTATATCTTGTTTTACTTACATATTTATCTAATATAAAATTAATTAACTTCTTAGGTAAATACTTATAGACACTATAGTATGATTCTTTTATCTCATAAGATTCATATTCATAAGCTTGTAATATTAACTTAAAATCTACATCAGTTAATACTATTTCTAACTCTTCTGCACTTATTATTCTTCCGTTATCAGCTACTGGTGATGTAAGACTCTTACATTTACTTTTACTGATAAAATTATTAAAGTATTTACTTCTGATATTTTTAAAATTAACTACTATTAGATAAGCTAAATGTGGACTCATATCTTCAGCTCTCTCAATTTTTCTATATCTGAATTTAGTCATTGGAAATTTAAAACAACATAAGCAATAAGGGTAACTTGAAGTAAAGTCCCAACTTGTTACATTATATATAATTTCATCAGCATATAAATAATTAGCATGTGTAAAACCTCCAGCAAATGCTCCAAATGCAAGTAAATTATAAATATGACCATCAGTATTAATTGCTTTACGAACCTTTGTTTTGTATGAATAATCACTTCTTACTAGATTTTTTAATTCTTCTCTTACTTGTCCTGTATTAGTCTTTGGTATATGATTTATAGAATCATAAAAGTTTAGTAAAAACTTTATATAATAATATATTACTAAACAATCATATTCACAGTAACCTAATTCTTTTTCAGTTAGTGGTGTTTCAGAATGTCTTATCTTAGTATAATCTAAATCTCCTACTTTTTTTTCTACTGGTAAATTATATACTTTAGGTAAATTAGCAAGTTTACAATTACTCATCATATATGTACATCTAAACTCTATATTATATTCTTTTGAGTAGGCTTTAATTGGTTTATGTGGTGTTCTTGCAAATACTTCATCAAATGTTAAAATACTTTTTAAATAATGAAATTCAAATGCTAAGTTATGAATAAATACAATCTTTAAATGTTCACTATTCTCATATAACTTATTTAAAAATTGTTTAAATTCTTCCCATGTTCTTCCATAATATACATCGGTGTTTATACTAAACATCCATATATACATATTAGATTGCTTTATACATCTCTCTTGCTCTTTTTTACTTAAATTATCATACTCTATTGCTGGTAGAATCTCACCATCTAATATTAAGTAAGAGGTAGTTTCAATATCGAATGAATATATAGTAGTATCAAACTTTTTTCTTTTTCCCTCTAAATCATACTTATGATCTTTATACTCTCTCCATGATTTCACTTTTCCACCTCTTACATAAGATACTTAATATACTTATCATATATTTTATTAGCTGATTGTATAAGTTCTACATCATTTTCACTATCAGCATAACTTAATATAGTCTTAGTAAAGTCTTCTTTTTTCATTTTATATTGTCCTGCATCTTCTGCTAATACCTTTACTAAGTCAGAACCAACAGCTCTTGATAATTTATCAAATGCACTGTCTGAATACATTCTATTAAAATTCATAATCTCTCTATCTGATAAACTATCAACAAACTCTTGATTACTTGTTGATGCAAGTAAATCTCTTCTTTGTCTTGAAATAATATTTCTTAAACCTTTTGGTGTACTTGATTCACTTTTAATGAATCTTTGATATGATTTTTCAATATTTCTATAATCAGTTGTACTTAGATGTGTTGGTAAATTAGTTCTAACTCTACCATTTTTTGTAATCATTCCAGACTTTTTAAGACTTTCTACTAATATATCTTTACTTAAACTCTTAACTGTTGGGTACTTATTTAATTTACTTATCATCTGATTCATTATTTTAGCTTGTTTTCTTATTCTTTTTCTAGCTTGAATTTGTTGATATGTATAATTTCCTGTTGTACTCCTATGTCTAGTTAAAACTACATCTCTTTTAAATCTAGATATATTAGTATATCTACCTTTTTTCATCTTTTATCACCTCCTACCCTTTAGTACTTTAAATATAATACAAAAATTAAATCTTAACAATATATTTTATTTAATTTGACATTAATTTTACTTAGTGAGGGTTCAATAGCTACTATTGAGTACTTACTGTCAACATATTTGTATTACTTCTTATTCTCTCCTCCCTCATGACACTGCGTGTTGGATCATATTAGTGACTTGAGGTTAGATGTGTGAGTG